TCTTCTATACAATGTAATCCGCCCTGTTCGAAAGTATCAAATTTTTCTCTGGCTCCAGAGACTGGATCACTAATTACTCTATCGCAACAATACAAACATTCCCGAACAATCAACTCGGCGAACTTTTCAACATCTAAATCTAATGTTCCATAGTCAATCCAACCAGAGCGTTGCGTAGTGGTTGCTCCAGCCTGTAGAGCAAGTAGTCGAATTCGTTCGTTCATTCTTCAACTCCATGAATCAATTTATCCATTGCTTTCGCTAGTTCCTGCATCAATTCTCTGCCTTGAATTTTGGAACCAATATATCGGTTATCATAGTAATCGCTATTTTGGCGATCACGCTCGTCTAGATATTCTTCAAGTAATTCACTGAATTTACTCATTCTTCAACTCCGAAATGTTCTCGAATCGCTACTTCATTATCTACACACTTCTCGGCACAGATTTCAAAATTACTGGCAAAGAGTTCGTCTTTTTCTTCTGCTGATAATTTATAGAGTCTTTCGGATTCTGCTCTCAGTACATTGGCACATTCCCGAACAATCAACTCGGCGAACTTTTGATATTCTACCTCACCGACCGGCCAACCAGTTAACAATCTAGCCTTAGTAGCAAGTTCTCGAATTCGTTCGTTCATACAGGTGCTCCTAAATAATATCTACCAATAAATGTTAATACAACAAAACAGGCAAACCAAAGAGCAGCCACAGTCAAATACCTTTCAAACCTAAACTTGATAGCATAGAACGGAATCTGGCTGAATGTATATACATCCTGTATCCATAACTGATCATTTGCTATATGGTTCGGTAACGGTTCTCTATAGTTGCTGCCAATCTTTACTCTACTACCAAGGGGCACTGCTACGGGCACAATCTCACCATCTCTAACATAATAGGCCATTATTAACTCCAAGTTTGATTTCAGTATATATAATTATACTAGAAGTCTGATGGGTTGTCAAGATGTTTGTTGAGGATATAAGGGCCGAAGGCGATTTCAAACAACATACCTATTCTACGATCCTTTATATAAACAAAGCAGGCATTCTCATACATATGGCCTTCAATCACTGTCCAATCTCTATATTGACGCCCATAGTTAACCAACCAAGCAGCCATATCTCTGGTATACATCTCATCCACGTGATACCAAATAAAGTTATTTAGGTATTCTTTAAGATATCTTGGGGTGTTGTCGCTTTGCCCCATTTCAAGCACCAAAATGTATAGTTCTTATCTGCCAGTTTGGCATAGATAGCATAGGAGTAGCCCATTGAGGCATGATCAATAAACTGTTGGTATACAGGCTGTTCTTCAGCGTGTTCCATTATCCATTTACCTGATTCACTCTCCTGCCATTCTAATATGGGACCGGCAGCATATATTTCAGGATCATCAACATCACCCATCTTAAACTTGTGTACGCAGATGTTGTACACTTTGACAGGTAGTCCAGTCTTCTTATCCAAATGTACTAGCCAAGGTGGCTCTTTATCATATTCATACAGGGTGGTATTGGACACTGTTTTTCTCTCCTATAATCTTATCTAATATATCGTAGTTAGCCTCTGCTCGTTGAATAGCTTCATAGGCCTTTTGTAGAGCAGGATTATTCTTAATACGTTCTTCTCTCATTCTTTCTTTAAACATTTGAGCCTGTGCCCATTCTATAGCAGAAATAGCGTCTGAGCTGAGTTCTATAGTAGGATCACTCATTGTTATTTGTCGCCAAACTGCCCCATCATTCACTTCAAAACAATTTGAATTACTGTTCCATCGCACCATACCAGCACCATTACTACCTGGACTTATATGTGGATAGGAATTATAATTATTAATAACATTGATTCCTTTACCTGAATGTACCTGTTTAATCATTGTAAGTCTCCAATAATATCACTATATTTTAACATGAACAAAATGTGTTTTTTAGGATCTTTGATATTATAGGCTTGACGTATCAGTCCATTTGACTCGAACAATATTTCTATGCCATAGGTATCTAAAGCATACTCAGCAAAATTAGTATCCATTTTTGTGCTTGAAGGGTTTGACTCTTTATAATCACTATATACTTCTAGCAGTACAAAAAAGTATCTATAATGTGGCTTCACTATTGGAATCGTATACGCATTTCAGTTCGTTTGATCGGTTTAATGTAGCCAAATAATTCTAAGTCAAATATACTATCTGCACCAGGTCTAAACTTGTATTCTATATCCGAAACATTTTTTAAACACCAACGTCCATAATCACTTTCTACAAAACTCTTAATATACTCGGTGGCAAAAAATGTAGGATCCTCCTTACCAATAGGAACACGGGCTAACACGATCCAATCATAGCATACTCCTTCAATGAGTTTGTACATTGGAGTAATACCTTCTGTTAATTTAATTTCAAGGTCTGTTGACATATCGTGTTAGGCTCATAACGGCGTGAAACTCTGGGGTCATATGTTGTGGTGGAGTCACAGCATCCACGTGCCAAGGGTGTAGACCCATACTGTTTAACACATTGATGGTGTACATAAAACTATCACTGGTAAAATACCAAGCATGAATATCTGCGAACTTTCTCTGCTTTTCATCTCTGGCACTGTCAATCTTATGTCTCAATGTGGTAGCATAGTTTATACTAATATCTATAGTACGTGGATCCTGACCATGATCACCCATCCAATGCCCATAGATATTGTTATGTGTAGCATATACACTATGACGTAGATAACTACCAAAACTGTGTGTAGTACGTTGTTCCAAATAAGCTTCAATCATATCAGTATATTCACTAGCGTGTTGATAGTGATCAAAGCAATACCTTTTATCTGGAACTGTTAAAAAATATTTGGTATGCATGCCAGAAGCCAAGCCGGCCATCTCATTTAGGTGATATATGATATCTGGATGGTGTTCTATATTGTGAGCACTGTAGATGTAGTCAAACTTAAGGTCTGTCTTAAATGTAGGTCTAGTGTAAGGATCTACAATAATATCAATTTGATCTGGCATTTCGCCTACATTAGTATAACGTTCTTTATCTGCACGTATCTGTTCTACGGTAAACATATCCATATAACGTACATTTGGAAACTGGCTTTTCTTCATTGTGGGATTATTATATGGCCCAATCTCTAAAGATCGTGCTGACTTGGGAATCATATTTACGAAATCATCCCTTGTAATAACATCTGGTAGACTGATTACTGTAGGCATCACCAATATCCCATAGCACGCCCAAATCCAAATACATGAATACAGGCAAAATAACAGGTTAATAAGAAGGGCCAGGCTAACTGTCTACGCCAGTAGGCCATGATACTGAATACAGCGCCTACAAAACTAATAGGATAGATATAGTGCATTGGAGGATGATAGGCCATCCAAGCAATGGCAAATGTAGTACTGACTACGCATATACTGGCCATCATCTCTAAGTAGAAGGCCTTACGATCGGAAGTATAACTATGGTGCCAAAAGGCTTTAACTTTGTTTAACATCTAGTATATATCAACTATGATCCAGGTGCTGGGTATATTTTAGTTTTAATAATGTGACCAAGTCTTCTCTGACTTCTAATCTACGACGATAGATAATATATTCATTATCCAAGTATTCTTGCCAGGCTGTACCTTCTTTATCCTTATAGGCACGCCTAAAATCATCTATGGCTTCCTTATTAAAGGCCACTAGATAAAAGCCATTGTCTAGCTTGTTTAGCACATTCACCGGAGGATCCTTTGCTACCTTGGGCATACCAAATGTAGCAACACCCATTGCTCGTTTACTCTTAAATCCAGCCATATCACCACCTCAATGTAAAATATGTACAGTCACGCCCTCTTCGAAATAAAAACCTATTAACTTGAAAGTCCCAATCCTCACCACACTTGCCAATCTTTTGATCACACCAGTCAAACATATCATATAGGTCATCACAGCGTTTACAGAAGGTTTTAATAGTATAATACCATCCAGGATGTATATCTAAATAACCTAAATCATTTACAGCCATTTCAGTGTGAACCATGTTGCCCACTTCTCCTCATAAAAACTGAACACCGCGTGTCTTGGTTCGTAGTGACTATTCATAAAATCATAGATGGCAGGCATAAACCTAAAATCAAAATCCTTGCCCTGTACCAAGCCTTGACTTTTTAATTCACGAACCATCTCAATCAGTTGTCCAGTGTGTTCGTTTGGCACTGTGACTTTTATCATCACGTATTTACTATCTTGCCAGTTCTAGTAGCATTTTATTTCATCAACTCCACCTAAAGACAAACAGTGTTACTTTTTTAGGATCATCTGTGATAAACAGAAACGGGCAAGGGTTTCTCTCTTCTGTCCTAGGACGTTCATTATAATGACTGGTTAGACTCCAACCACCATTTTCCACATTACCAGGACCAAATTTTTCAAAACACCATTGCCAAATTTCATGTTTATTTTGATAACGATCATTAGGCCAAATCTGATAGAATTTTTTCATTACAAGCAACACCAAGTAAGTTGGAATAATGTAGCATCACGGCTATTACGAAAATAAAAAGTATGCCCCGCCATAAACCAACGACTACTGGCAGGACCAAAAGTTTTAATACACCATTGAGTAGCAGGAAAGGTGCGTCCTTCTACTTCAATGACTTCATATTCTACTTCAGCATCCAGTGTTCTAGATATCATGTGTATTTGAGTTGAAACCAGTTATATTCTTTGCTAGACTTAAACAATAACTTACAACGATAGTCATCAACTATCCAACACCAGTTAGCACGTTCTTCACTAGGATAATAAAACCAAATAGCTAATTCACTGCTGGGACCAAATGTAGCGTAGCACCATCTACGAACTTCGTCAAACTTTAATCTATCTAATACACTAAATTCAACGTAAAAATCAAAATAATAATGACCTTTCATTCTACGATCCATCTTACCTTTTTTCATTATAGGTTCCTCTACTCTAACAAATAATTGATTGAATAATAATTTAGATACTTTATGTTTTCCTGAATGTCCAATATTCATATCCACCTCAATGTAAACCAATTGGCATCTCGTTCATTTTCAAAAGCAAACACACCCTCCCCCTCATAACTCCAAGTCCTCGGTTCAAATGTTTCTTCGCACCACCTAAACAAAGGTGTCCAGGCAGTGTTCCCATCTGGTTGATAGGTACTTACCACATACCAACCTCTAAAATTGGTGGTCGTCACTTACGCCTTCCCAACGTAGTAGGAACAAGGTTTTTTGTTTTTGATTACGAAACCTAAAAGTGTCATAACTCATACGTCTACCACAGTTATTCTCCAAACACCACTCTTGTATAGGATGTACTATATAAGAATCTGGCGCCAATATCTTTGGGCCACTACCTGTGTCCAACTCTGCCTTCAATACCAGTTCTAACTTACCCTGGGCTTCCCAAAAATATCTGGCCTTGAGGTTGAGTATGCTCAATAGGTCAGATATAATCTTTTTATTTTCATCAGAGTTCATATGATTCTCCAAAGCGTAGAGCAAACCAGTTTCTCTTTTTACTGCTAGTGAATATGAGATGACCGCGGCCCACTGCGACACCAGCGTCGAATTCCGCTCTCAGCCAAGGTTGAACTTCTACCTTACCACCTTGCCATATGTTGGCATAATAGTGGTCACAGGCATTTTTATAATAAGGTAATAAGGGCAGTGTATTCATTCACTCCACCTTAAGATGAACAAGTCACGTTGAGTAGGCTTTTTGAAACTCCATAGTACATCAGTCATCTGCCGACCACAGTTATTCTCCGCACACCAGGCATTGATTTCTTCCACTTTATCTTGAGTAAGTGAATCACGTTCGAACACAACACCTGGTAGCCTAAATAGGCCTACTTCCACACTGCTCATTTTCATTTTGAAGCCACCCTTAATAAGTAAAAGTCCATATCACGACTGGGTAGTAGCACACAATCTTTTGAGTACTTGTTCACCTCATCGGCCAACCACCTGCATTGTCTTATGTGTTGTAATCTCAACATTTTAGAATTTAATTTTACAATACGGCCAACATAGATAGTATTACTTTGGGAGAAGGCCACAAAGTCACCCACCTCAACCTTACGACCCAATAGGTCCTTATGTTCAACTTCAATGACATTCATGATAATTAGAAAACTTTTGGAAGTTTGATTCTACTGTTTTAGACATTAGATTTTTTTCTGCGAGAATTACACTGGATGATTGAATAAATTCTTCTAACATGGAGTTACTCCATACATTTTTTGAGTTATTGGCCCAATGACAGCATAATCTTACGTTATTTTCTTCGTAACCTTCTTTACTATCTATTCGATCAATACTGATCACGTAAGGATTTTTATCCTCATAATCACCCATAACAGGACTCATAATCTGACCAGTGACACTACAACGACCTTTTTGGTCGAGGTACATTTCTGTTAAAAATCTTAAGGTTAAATCTTCACATCTATCGTCTTGATAAGCTCTAGCTTTGGCACTATTATGCTTTTTCGCCAAACAGTAAACAACCTCATACCAAGGAAATAATGTAGTCCTTATATTAGTAAAGCTAGCACCTGTTCTATTATACTCATCAGGAACAAGATCCTGAAGAAAATCTCTACCATGTCCTAACATCCATTCTAAACCTTTTTCGGATAGGTTCCAATAACTATGCCTAACCTCATGGACTTTGAATCCTAAACGTTCATCATCACTAAACATTTTACGCTTCCTTAACATGCTTGCAAGTGGACCTGAATTCAAAACCAGGACAGGTGCAGGCCCACTTACCACCAGTCTTGGTTAATACATATTCATTACCTTTGCTACCTTTGACCACTTTGGTCTCTGGTACAGGAAGTTTAAGTAGATGACTAAAATCAATACGTTTACCCACGATCATACTCCTATCAATAACACGAATGGGAAAGTCTTTTAGGCCTGTAGTGAGGCAAAGATATGCGTTACTATCAATGTGTTTGAGCGTAGTTTCCTCGCCTTCGTATTCAACAAACTCCGGGATGGCAAAGAAGTAGCGATCTCGCTCAAGATATTTTGAATTGCGTACAGTGACTTTCATCTTGGCATCCATTTAGGTTCACATTGTGGAGGAACTCCCCAAACACAATTTTGATCAATATCCACGCATTGTTCACATTTGGCCTTACGTTGCAGAGCTGCATAAGGAGGATTAGGAATGTATCGAGGTTTTTCTCCTCGACAGAGTTGAATGTCATAGCTCCTAGTACCAGGGCATAAGGGAGGTTCTAAAGTAAGGCAACCCCCTAAACTTATCACAGCTAGACCAAGTAGTAATGAACGCATAATATGACTCCGAGTTAACAATAGTCTTATTATACGTTCACTCTAGTAAAGTGTCAAGCTCCAGCGTTGTAGTTCAAATACAACTCACAGAACTCTGAGAAATGAACAATAGTCTTTTTATCCAAATCCAAATTACCTTTCAAATAGTCTACAATCTTTTTATCACTTTCGATATAGACATCGATATCGTGTTCCTTGATCATACGCAATTTGAATTCTTCGTTGTTCTCCTTTTCAGAATCTCTACTATGAAGAATCATTGTAGGCTGATTACTAAAATATTTGAGCAGCCAACTTTTGGTCATGGCTTCGTATTCAACTGGTCTACCAGTAAGCAATATCCATTCTCCTACTGGTTTGAACACAGGTTGCATATACTGTGTCAAATTCAAATATGCTTCGTGATCACCCAAGTCTGGGATCTGATCACAATCTGGAATGAAAACACCATCCAAATCAAATGCTGTAATGTTACTATGTTTATTCATCTCTAAACCTTATTCCGTAGTCTTTGCTGATTTTTCTACTGCCCCAAAAAGGTTCCTCAGCAAAATAAGGTAACCGGGCACCCTTGATAACTTCATCTTGAACCACTTGTGGACTATTCCAATCTGTAAACAATACAGCCCAACGATATTGTGTTTGATGATAATGTTTGGCCATATACTCCTTAGCCTGTAAGTAGCTACCACCAGTCACTGTATTATCGTCTACAAACACTATGCGTTCTGAATTCATATTTGGCATAGCAATACGATTTTGTTTGGGCCAGTATACGCCAATATCCTTAATGCCCAATTCTTGAGCACACCAAACAGCATATACTAGACCAGTACGGGCTACACCTACAATAACATTGGGATTGAAGTCACGGATTTGTCTTACCATTTCTTCAAAGTATTGCTCTGCCTCAGATGCAGGCATAATTCTAGGTCGTTGGGGAAAGTCTTTATATTTGTCCATATGGCAAATAATAATATATATTAAAATAAAAGTCAACACCAAGGAGGTGTGAAATGCGTATTTTGGTCACCGGGCATCTAGGCTTTATAGGTCGTAATATGTGTGCCTTTCTCAATAAACAAGAAGGCGTTATTATAGAAGGATATGATTGGGATCCAAAAAATAAACCCATAGTAAAAGAGTTTGATTGGGTCATACACTTGGGCGCCATAACAGATACGCATACATTAGACACTGAAACAGTACTTAAACAAAACTATGACTTCAGTTGTTGGCTCTACGAAGAATGTCAGCATCATGGTGTTAACCTACAATATGCCAGCACACATAAAGTATATGGCAATACCAATAACTTTGAAGAAGGTGCCTCCTGTGTGCCACAAGGGCCATATGCTTGGAGCAAATACTTGTTTGATCGTTATGCTTTTAAACATGCTCACAGCAGTTTTGTACAGGGGTTTAGGTACTTCACTGTATACGGTAAATGGCAACACTTAAAAAGTGATCCTAATGCTCTACACAAATGGCGCAAACAGGCTAAGAAAGAGGGCAAGATCACAGTATGGCGGGGTGCCGACAAGATCAAAAGAGATTGGGTATGGGTAGGTGATGTAGTTAAACTACATTGGGACTTTATCAATACAGTAAAGGGCAGCGGTATATGGAATGTGGGCACAGGATTGAATCATAGTTATATGGACATAGCGGAATATATAGCAGAACAAGAGGGCGTCACAGTAGAATATAACGATGTAGATGCTGAATTACGCCCATTTTACAGAGATAACGCACAGGCTGATATAAGACATCTTAAAGAAACCATAGGAAAACGCAGTTGGCTTAATGTATATGAATGGTTAGACTACGATAAATAATTGCATGAAGATCCGAGAAATCATCTCAGAATCAGGTAAGGCCAGTAGGGTTTTATGTAAGAGTACCAAACCAAATAGTGAGTTGGGTGCTAGCCAATTGAGTAGCTGTAAGAGTCAAGGCTTTCGTGCTAGAGATACCGAGAAGAAATTTACCATAAACAAGAAGCGTAAATCAATCAAGGGTAAGAAAGTCAAGGGCGGTAATTATGGCGGACCATTGCCAGTATGGAAAGGTAATGGTTAATGAGATTTAATGAGTTCGTAACATCAGCTGATGTAAAGGATATGGTATCAAAAGCCACTGCTGGTTTAGATGATGTAGTCAACCGAGTCAAGAGCGCAATCCCTAAAAAGATATCAGGGGAAACACCTATATTATCAGTACCTACGGGTAGTCGTGGTCCAGCCTGGGCAGATCTACAAAAGGCTCTAACTGCATTAGGTTATAAATTACCAAGACACGGAGTAGATGGTATCAGTGGACCAGAGACCAGTGCAGCCATACGTAAGTTTGAAGCAGATAACAGGCTCACACAGGATGGCAGTGTTGATGATGCAATGATACAGTTAATGAATAAAATGTTGCAGGACAAAAACATCAGGTTTAAAAAGAGCACAGAAGCAGATGTCAAACCAGGGAAACTATTAGGTAGAAGCAGGGGTCGTGGCAAACCGTTAGCTGGAAATCAATTAGGTGATATGGGTCCACTACAACGTGAAGCAGAACGACAAGGTATTAAAGGTAAGGAACTTGCAGCTCTACTAGCACAATGTAGCCATGAGACTGGTGGTGGTAGGCATATGAGCGAAATATGGGGCAACACTCTAGCTCAACAACGTTATGAAGGACGCAGAGATTTAGGGAATACACAACCTGGAGACGGATATCGTTACAGAGGACGAGGTTATATACAACTAACAGGTAGATATAATTACAGAAGAGCAGGTGAAGCATTAGGGTTACCTTTAGAACAAAATCCAGATTTGGTAGAGAGTCCAGATATAGCAGCCAAAACAGCAGTATGGTATTGGAAACAAGATGTACAACCCAGGATACGTGATTGGGATGATGTAGCAGCGATAACTAGAATAGTAAACGGTGGCTATAATGGTCTTGATGATAGAGAATCTAGATATGCTGCTTACACGCAAAAGATGAATACCGCATGATAAATTTTACAGGAAAACTATTAATAGCACCCCCAAAAATGAAAACAGGTTTTTGGTATAAGAGTGTTATCTTTATAACCGAAGATCATATTAATGGCAGTATGGGAATCATACTCAACAAACGTAGTAGCATAACAGTAAGTGACTTCACAGAACAGATTGGTGAAAGGCTTAATATTCCTGGGCATTTATATATTGGTGGACCCGTAAATATTAAGGCATTGACCATGCTACATAGCAGTGAATGGGCTGGTAGTAATACTATGCAGATTGATGATAAATTCAGTTTGAGTAGTAGCGATGATTTACTACCTAGATTGGCAGATGGAGATGCTCCTAGATATTTTAGATTGTTCCTAGGATTATGTGGATGGGCCCCAACTCAACTACAAGAAGAATACGATGGTGCTCCACCTAGAGATCGTAATGCAAGTTGGCTTATAGCCAATGCCACACAAGATTTAGTTTTTCATCATGATCTTAAAGATCAATGGCTACAGGCTTTAGAAAAGAGCAGCAACGATTTTGTCCAATCAATCTTTGCCTAGTTTAATTTTGGTAGTACAATAACACAGTCAAAAAATTTTTGAGTATTAGAAATGGACACACTGGTATTAAATGCAGATGGATTACCCTTAAACTATCTCCCACTCAGTACTATTAACTGGCAAGAATCTATCAGGTATATGGTATTGGATAAGGCCAGTGTGATTGAATGGCACGATAATTGGATTGTGCGTAGCGTGAATTGGGAAACTTTTGTACCCAGTATTATCATGTTGAGAGAATACATGAAACCCAAACACACTGTTCGTTTCAGCAAGGGCAATGTATTTTTACGGGACAATTATGTTTGTCAATATTGTGGTAAAAGCCTACAGAAAAAGGATTGTACATTGGATCATGTACAGCCAGTGAGTCAAGGTGGTCGTACCGTATTTGATAATACAGTCACAGCCTGTACGCCCTGTAATGCAGCTAAGGGCAGTGATACTCGTATGAAGCCAAAGATTAAGCCATACAAACCTGCCTACTTTGAGTTGGTAAATAAAAGAAGGAGTACACCATTCAATGTTAGGCACCCAAATTGGCTGAATTATATCAACCAATAAGAATACAATGGAATTTCACTAATCACTGTAATTTCAATTGTGTCTACTGCCCAGACATACTAAAGTCGGGCAGTGTAATTTTGCCAGAACCTCAGGTATTTGCCAAAGGTTTCAATCTAATTTATAACAAATTTGATAGCTTTGAACTGAGCCTAATAGGTGGTGAACCCACAGCCTTCAAAGGCTTAGACTGGGCGTTTAATACTATAGAGCCCGACTCCGGTAAACAGATAATTTTAGAAACCAATGCTAGTAGAGATATTTCTTGGTGGGAAAAATATGCAGGTTTGCTCACACAGGTAGTGATAAGTTATCATTTACACTTTCTAAAATTAGATCATCTAGTATCAGTGCTGAGAATATTAAAAGAAAAATCTGTTAGATTTCATATCAAACTACCCATAACACCTAAACATTGGGACGATATCATATACATAAAAGATATGCTTGAGGATAGAGGATATGAATCAGAACTACAATTATTATACAAAAACTTCACCAAAGGTAATAATGACTACTACGAGTACAGTGAGCAACAATTAAATTATTATTATAAAGATAAGAACATAGAAGAGGATAAGTTGCCTGAACAAATAGAATATAAAAGAATTTATAAATTAAATCAATATTATGGACATATGTGTTGGGCAGGCGTAGAACAATTTGTAATAGACAAATTTGGATATATATATAAAGGTTGGTGTGGGCAAGGAGGACGTTTAGGTAATGTGTTTACTGATACTATAGAATGGCCCACTGATCCAGTGCTCTGTCAAAAAAACCTATGCACTAATGGGTTTGATCTACAGGCACGTAAAAGTAAAAACAGTTGGGGAAGATTATGAAAAAGTATTTGTGGATGGGGTTGGGCTTAACTAGCCTAGGAGTTGCTTACTTGGGTGTTATTCTTCCAGGATTACCCTACAGTCCGTTTATTGTATTTGCTGCCTATTGTTTTGCTAAGAGCAGTCCTAGATTACATAACTGGATTATGAATCATCGCATCTTTGGCAAGTTCTTGAATAATTGGAATACTAAACGGGTGTTCCCATTGAAACTTAAATTTTTTATGCTGGTTAGCATGACTACTAGCCTCGTACTAATGTACACAGGAGGAGTACCTGCTCGTGGCATAATATATACTGCTATATTCATGTTATGTGTAGCCATATGGGCCTGGCGTTGGCCCAGTACACCAGAAGAGCACGATAGGCGCATAGCAGAAGGTAAGAAAGTGGGATGGTTCAATAACAATTTTTAATAAATATTATACTATGAAAACTATTATAACATTATTAACACTATTATTCATTAGCGTGGCCTATGCACAAAAACAACCACAGGGCGTTACATATGATGCACAAATCGTCAGAGTAAGCGATGGTGACACAGTAGTTATTGCTGCTCCATTCCTTCCATCACCATTAAAGCCAGAACTAGCAGTTCGTATTTACGGTGTGGATACGCCAGAGAAGAATTATCTCGCCAAATGTGAATCAGAAAAACAACGTGGTCTAGCAGCCACAGAATTCACTAAAAAGGCTGTGGCCAGTACGCAAAAGCATCAGGTCATACTATATGGCTGGGACAAATACGGTGGCCGTGTATTAGGTGATATGATCCTAAACGGAGTTAGCCTACGAGCTGAACTTATTAAAAATGGATTTGCTCGTGAATACTATGGAGAAGCCAAGACCAGCTGGTGTCAATGATGGAACAACTACATAAGGCCGCCAAAGTAGCATTTGCCAGCACCTTTAGTTTTTATCTAAAGGCTCATAACTTTCATTGGAATGTAGAGGGCCCAGACTTTTTAGAATACCATGATTTGTTTGGTAAGATATACGAAGAAGTATATGCTAGTATAGATGACTTTGCTGAAAAAATACGTGCTATGGGAACTTATGTACCCGCCAGTCTAGCAAGATTTAATATGTTGACCACTATTGAAGATGAAACTAGCATACTACCTAAAGAACAAATGGTAGCAGTATTATTAGAAGATAATGAAAAATTAATTAAATTACTTAAAATGGTATTTCAAACAAGCGAAAGCCAAAACGAGTATGGCTTTAGTAATTTTATTGCTGATAGGGTTGATGCACATAGCAAACATCGCTGGATGCTACGTGCTAGTCTTAGATCCGAGTAAATATGTCCTTCAATCCAATAATTAATTTCTCCATCATACCATCATCGTGAAATGGAGTTGGGGCAAAGCGTAGTCTTTCTGTACCAACTGCCACTGTTGGGTAATTTATAGGCTGAACATATATATTATGATCTTCTAGTAGGGCATCGCTCATGGCCTTAGCACGAACAGCATTACCTACAAGTAAAGGCACAATGTGTGTGCTAGTATTCATAAGTGGAAGATTATTTTGTTTTAATAGTGTTTTTAGTCTATTGGCACGCTCCTGATGTTTTTCTCTTAGTTCATTATGTTCTTTAAGAAATTTTACTGCTGATAATGCACCAGCACAACTAACAGGACTCATTGATGTTGTAAAAATAAAGCCATGACTTATACTGCGTATAGCATCTACCACTTCTTGATCTGCTGCTATATATCCACCCTGTACACCATAGGCCTTGCCCAATGTACCATTTACAATGTCCACACGATGTTGTAGTTTAAGTTCTTCTAATTTACCTGCACCGCGTTCACCGTATAGGCCAACTGCATGTACTTCATCAATATAGGTAATGGCTTCATATTTGTCAGCAAGGTCACAAATTTCTACCATAGTGCTAACATCGCCATCCATACTATAAACGCTCTCAAACACTATACAAGGAGTCTCTCCAGCATCTCTAACTGATTTTAATATGCTTTCAAGATTTTCCATATCATTATGAGTAAACACACTCTTTGGAGCCTTACTATGACTTATACCTACTATTAGACTATTGTGGTTTTTACTGTCGCTGACAAAGTGTATATTAGGTACAATTTTACTCAATGCTATAAGGCTCCATTCATTAGCCACATAAGCACTGCTGAATAATAAAGCACGATCCTTACGATGTAGGAATGCTAGTTCTGTTTCCAAAGCAACGTGATAAGTACTGGTCCCGCCGATGTTTCTAGTACCACCTGACCCTGAACCAGTTTGATCTAGTGCAGTGTGCATTGCGTCTATGACAACTTTGTGCTGACCCATTCCGAGGTAATCGTTAGAGCACCAGTTAACGATGTTCTTGATTGCGTATGGACCATACCAAATAGCGTTTGGAAAACTACCTTTTTCACGGACTATATTGTTGAACACACGATATTTGCCCGAATCTTTGAGATCGCCGATTAAGCGTTTGAAGTGAATTTTATCTATCATAGTAATAGTATTTATCGATAAATATTCAAAACGGAGTTACTATGGCTCAAAACGGAATCAGCACATTATCCACTAAAGAACAGCGTCAAATCGCTAAGTTAAACTTGGCTGCTCAACGTAGAATCGCACAGGGCTATCCTAGAACCACGTATGATATCAATCTATTACCTACCAAATATGATGATAACAATATTGTAGATAATCCTAATATAGGTGGACTACAAGATGGTAGACCATGGATAGGAGATTAAAATGTCCAGTGATTATGAACACGATAGTAAAGATTATAGATTAAATGATCTTACTCAATCCATGCAATATAGAAATGATGGCAAACCTGAAATTAGAGTAAACAGTACTTTTGATGGAGATGTTGTAATAACAGGAAATGTCAATGTTCCAGGAACAGTCACAGTCAATTCAACACCCGAAGACCCGATTCACACTCATATTACAGAAATAGGAACCAGTGGTGTATTAAATGTACCGTATCTGCCTGTAGGTGGTACAGTTACAGTAAATCAACCTTTAGCGGTAACAGACAATGGTAGTAGTCTTACTGTAGATGGTTCAGTATCAGTGTCCAACTTTCCTGCTAGTCAAGCAGTTACTGGTATATTTTGGCCAACAACACAGCCAGTAAGCGGTACAGTGAATATTGGTACAATACCAGAAGTTGAAATTAAAAATGATTTAGGAAATCCTATAGCAATAACAGGTACAGTCAATACTAGTATAACAGATGTAGTTAGTGTAATAGTTAATGAAGACGCCGGATTAAACTTTTCCTTTAATAATCACGCCGCCGCAGTGCATCGTGGATGGGTAATGGATGATACCATGAGACCAGTGGTCAGCGTTCGTGTTAAAGACACAGGCACTACCACAGCAGATATTATTAAAATCATAGAATACGAAATCGGCAATAACAACGCCAACCAAAGCACTATCATATATGAATGGTATGAAGGCCCGCTGACGATATCAGGAGCAGCCATACCTGCGTGGACCAATCTTGGTACAAAGATACAGTATAGAATCTATCAGGATCAATACTCCAGCAATCAAGGCAACACATTCACAGTACCAACAGGAACCCATATGCGACACAGTGGTATCATCATTGGTAAAAACTCCAGTGACGATGAAGGACCAGCCAGCCTATACGGAGGAGCCACACCAAATATGCTGACACTATGTATGAAGCGTGTGGATAATGGCACTGAACTGGACGTATGGTTCGCCTTTACTATTAAAGAGTTATCTTAAAAATGACAAATTTTAGATTTTTGGATTTATTAGATGGAGGGGAAATGAAACGCTTGTTCACTCCCTGCCATACATGTGGACACGCACATCATTGCAGTAAAGAAAAATGTCCCGATTGTGAATGTACTGTATGTGATTGTGATAATTGTAGAGCTCGTCGACATCAAGAGTATATTGAACAAAACAAACATAAAAGGTTTCTATGAAGTTTACCGAGCTTAAAGAAAAAAAGTCTAATATAGATAGTGCTACAAAAGAAATAATACAAGACTTTCTAAAGTTTTCTGCTCGTCGTATTGGATTAGATTCTTTACCTAATATCAAACTACACACAGATCCAAAACTGGCTGCTTCACGTCGTAGTTTTGGTGGATATATGGGCGGGCGTATTGAGCTCAATGTAGGCAATAGACATATAATGGATGTACTACGCACCTTAGCACACGAACTAGTACATTATAAACAAGACACAATGGGCGTACTCAGATCAGACAGTGGTGAAGATGGTAGCGAACATGAAAACGAAGCCAATGCCAAAGCAGCAGTTATAATGAGACTATGGGGTAAGATGAATCCAGAACTGTTTCAGCATACTGCTCTACTAGCCGAATCAACTACAAAGAATATGATACATGACTTGGCAGATCGTAAAGGTATACCATGGGATGACGAACCCAGTTTCCTACGCATGACCAAAAGACTAACAGGCAAAGAGCATTTAGACGATCTAGATCAAGAACAATTAGATAAAGTCTATACGCATATAAAAAATCTTAAAAAACCAGCTGAATAGCATAGAATAATGAGATATATTGAAATTTATGAAGCTGTAAGTAGTCGTATATTTCACTATACGAGAGTTCATATTGCCTTAAAAATATTAACGAGTGGCGAGTTTGAACTGGCCAGCACTGTGGGTGACGATGCAGAATCACACTATGCCCCAAAAAGCTATCCCTATTTCCTCAGCACCACAAGAACAAGATTTGGTGGATACCATACTGGTGTAAGTGGTGACGCTGTGTTATTTGAATTAGATGGTGACTACTATAACAAAAGGTATCCAGGCGGGCCAGTCG